TCGCCCATCACATGCACCGTAACAGAGCTTTCATCGGCGGCGCAGAACTCATAATCGACATGGACAACCGTATAAATCAGTGTCCCGCCCTGTTTGGAGGCACGCTCCTCGCGATGGATGTCAGTAACGCGCGGCAGGCAAAACACACCGTGCTTGACCATTGGAGGGTTCAGCGTGTTATAGACATCATCAATGCCCCTAAAATGGTAACGCTGCCCTTCATTATAGCTGTCCTTGCCGATGGCCCCTATCTCAGCCATGATGCCAAGTAGTGCCCTGTAGATGCCTTTGCTCACTACTTTATTTTGTTCTTCAACTGGTGCAGTCTCAGCAGGCATTGGAACGCCTCCCATGCGTCGTTAAGTTCCGGGCGGTAACTATGGTCGAACCCACCTGTCAATTTGTCAATCCTGAGAATATAGTAAGCCTCTATTTTGGCCTCATAATTTTCGTTATAGAGCCGCCCGTACGCTGCAACCTGTATCCAGTGGTCGGGATAAATGTTGCCTGATGTCTTGAGGTCGATGATGGAATGGACGCCCTGGATAGCGGCTATGTCGAGCGTCCCCCCAAAGCCGTGTTTCTCACTCACTAAACTCAACTCGGAGGCTATAAGCTGAAACTTTACCAGCTCCGCCCACTGACACCAGCCCAGGTACGCCGTCTCTGCCCTGCTAACTATTGCCGGGTCAATGTCCCCGGTCTGCGGGGCGGGCCTGCCCTTCAATTCCAACTCTATCATGGCGTGGGCCAGTGTGCCCGCGTCAGCGGCCTTCTCCGCCACGTCTCGGTGCGACTTGCCCTCAAGCCCCATCTGGTTAGCCCACCACATGAGCCCCTCTTTGTTCCAGCCGAGACCGGCAATAATGGTAGTTACCCCGGGGAGCTGTTGACCAGCCCTGTTCTTGTAGATAATACGCGCCACCTCATCACCACCTTTCGCCGTCCCGTTTTTCTGCTTCCTGCCGCCCCGCCTCAGCATGATAGGCAAGGTGTTCCTGCATGGCAATCTCCAGGCGGCGTATCCGCGCAAAGCTCGCCGCTATGGTCCCTGGTAATATTCCAGGCTCCAACTCTGGAAACTTAAACCGGGGGAGGCGCTTATCTGCTGGCAGGCGATTAACATGCTCAGCGACCTCCTCCGCCTTGACCTCAACCTGGCCCCAGCGTTTTTCGATATATTCAAGCAGGTATTTACTTCCCTCGCAGCCAACGGAAAGCGCGCCAACTTCTCTTATAGCGCGTCTGACAATCTGCTTACAGGTCTCAACGTCCATGCTCAGCCTCCTCCTTCGGCCCTTGCCGCCTCGGGCGCGTCCGCTCGTGAATGGCAAACCGTGTAGCCGCCTCCCGCTCCGCGATGGACGGCGTGGTGTTGGTGATTTCTACCGGCAGGCCCCGCCCCTTGTTCCGGTCATAGATGGCTTTCATGGCGTCGATGGCCTCCTGCGGCAACAGCCTGTCATCGGCAGTAATCGTAACGGTGTAGTTCCATCGCCCCTCGACCCCCGGGGGCACTCCTATAAGCTCGGCAAAGGCCCGCTTCCAGTAGTCCGCGTCGTGCTGGTTATCAACGGTTATCGTCCCCATCGACTTTCTCCTCTCGTTGAGGCGTCAGGTCCGCCTCGGTAACGCCTAACACACCGGCACAACGGTCGATGTATGACCAAGCGTTCCCCTTGGGGTGCGTCTTCCGCCATCGCAACGCCTCGATGATTACCTGTTTTGCTCCTGATGCTTTAGTGTCCCTGCTCATTATGCCCTCCGTGTCTAAGTGTTTAGTCACTCCTCGTTATGCTCCGCCTTCTCCCGTGCCGTCGGGCGGGGATACATGCGGGCCTTCTGCGCTTCCCACCAAGCGTCCGCCCTGTCCTGGATGTGATGAGCACAGCTTTTCCCTATCTCCAGGTTTGCTCGCAGCATTTCCAACATGGCCCGCGCTAAGGGGTCGGTTGACACCTCTTCTGAATAGCACTCCGCCAGTTCGAGCGCGGCTTCGATAGCTTCCAAGGCATCTTTCTCAGGGCTGCTGTTCACGGCTGCCCCTTTAATGACTGCAGAAAGTCACGGAGTATATCCATATCTTCTAATGACAGATATAAATACCGGGTGGTAGAAAACGTATGTCCACCCCGCAAAACCACGCATACGTCATCCCGCCCTTTCCACTGGCGAAATTGAAGAGAACCCCGATAGGGTTTGCTCTGATCAATGCTTTTAAGCGTGATACTCGTCATCGTCGCTCCTTTGGTAACTCGCATCGCTGACAGGGCCCCTTGCCAATGGCCTTATAAAATTCACACTGGTCGGCCCCGCTGTAGTTCATGTATGAAATGCAGTAGTAGTCCATGTCCCTCCATTCCGGGCGTGGCCCCCGAGGCCCCCCTTTCGGCGCATCCCCGCGATTGTCCTTATACCGTCTCATTGAAAAGGCGCGTCGCATAACGGGTTGTTTCATTAAAGCCTCCCCATGTCATCAAACCTGTCCGTGAACATGGCGTAAACGGCGCAGATAAACCCCATCGCCAGAAAGCCCAAGGCCAGCCAACCATACCAGTGCTCAGGTGTCATCATTTACGTACCCCCCCTTGGTGGTGGCTGCGCGCTAAGGCGACTATGGCGCCGCGCAACTGGTGAAGGATTGGATACCGCTCTAATGCCCACGCCTCCCACTCAGCCAACGTGAGAGATTCACACCCCACCGTAATCAGCGTGTCCTCGATGGTGATGGGCAACTCACCGGCAGGGGGCCTGTTGCCAAGCCCCCTCGGGGTAATCCATCTCATTTCAGGCCCTCTCTGCATAACGCCAAGTCCTTTTCAAGCAGGAGTCCCGCCTCATACTGCTGATAGAGCCATACATCGTTGACCTTATAATGAGTATCATCCAGTTTTTCCATCGTTCCGCCCCTTGTTATCAGCGGGGCTTTTGAGCAGGACACGATTGTAATACTCAGCAAAGCGACCAGCAGCATCGTCAAGGTCACCCCGCGCAAGTGCGTTAGCCAGTTCATCTAATTTCTCCTTCGTCTCCTCAAGGATGCGCCTCTCGGTTTCTTGTGGTGAGTCCTTCTTCTTAAGCCACCGGAGGATTAGAGCCAGCACAATGCCGACAATGCCGATGATGCTGCCTTCCATTACTACCCTCCTGGGGGTTTATCTATGGCCTGTCGAATGAAAATGGTCTGCATGGCCGCAAACATGGCCCCGATGTAAAGGGCCAGTGTCAACTCGCCGGATAGATAGGCCCCTGTTGCCGTTGCCATCCCCACCACTGCGCCCCAGAATGTTTTTCGCTTCCAGATAGGCATTTCTTAACCCTCCAGAGTTCCCGCCCGTTTTAGGTCAAACTCCACATGGATATGGTCCTTGTGCTTCTCATCCCCGTAAACCACGTCATAGGCTGGATTGATTCCCCTCAACTGGTTCCTCAATGCGCTGGCCGCAGTCTCCGCTTCGGTTGCTGACATGCCCCATATACGGATGTCCCAGGCGTATCCCAGCGGATGATAGGAATTGACGCCATGCTTGCCATCAGCGGCGGACGTGATGGTGGGGTCTCCGTGGCCGAAATCGCTCCATAGGCGGTCGAGGACACCAGAGAAGTCCATCAGCGACTTATTCAACTCCTTGAACCAGACGCCCTCCTTACAGAGTATCCTCATATTAAGCAGTCCTACTAAATCTTGACTCATTCGCCACACTAACCGCCCATCTCATATCCTCTTGGGATATTGGATTTATATCAGAAATAAAAAAAGCTTCATAGGAGATTTCTTCATCCTCGCGCCAGTGCTTCCATATCAATTCCCGATGAGTCATGTCGCTAAGTTCTTTCCCTGATTTCCCTTGAAGTGCTGAAATTACAAAATCTATGACCTCCAACTCATCTTTAGTAAAGACTTCCTTCTTTGCCATTCTCAGGGCCATAGGGCGATGTTGGGTATGGCTAAACCTCTTAGCATCCACTACCTTAAGCCAACCCTTATTTTCAAGTTCTTCTCTAATGGGCAACAAAGACTTGGGCGTGGGACCAAACTCTCTCCTAACATATATGTCCCCTGTTATGGGTTTACCAAGACTGATATATGCCCAAATGTCGGCATGTAATAACATTTTATTCAAAACAGTAGAGCCAAATTCGGGTGCATCTTTATTTTTGGAACTGATATAAATAATCAGTTCTCTCATTTTTTGCCTATCAAGCGTAAAGCTTTTTTCTATGCTCCCTTTAGGTTCCATGCTATATTCCCCCATAAAGGCATGTCATTCTATTGGCCGAGCGCGTATTTGAGGACGCTCAGCACCTTGAGCAGGACGCCGATAACGACCGCCACCGCGCCGATGCCTGCCGATATGCCTACCCATTTGCCAGCATTGAAGGTCTGCTTTTCTTTGAGCTCCGCGATGCCTTTTTGCAGGGCGACGTGTTGCTCCCAGTTCTTGTCGAGCGACTGGCTGATATGCTCCGTGGCCTCCGTCATGCGGCCCACGAATCCAGCCATCAGGTCATGCTGCTGTCGGTGGAAATCGTTACTTTCAGGCGTCATGTCTGCTGGCCTCCCTAAACCGCGCCGTGAACTCATAGGCGTAGAACAGGATAAATCGCCGTTCGTTCCAATTGCTTTCGCCGATACTCAACCGAGGCGTCCGGCTCCGGCATCCCGCATAGGGGCCAGCCCAATCTATCCACTTGGGGCGGGTCAAGCCCATGCCTGCACGTCAGGCAGAGGTGGTCAGCCATGGCTCACCCTTTCTTTTTCTTCATCTTCTTTGGTGTGCATCTTCTTTTTCATCGTTGATTCCTCATTTGTCTGATGCGTTGAAACTCAACTACGAAGTCATCCGATGCAATGCCAGGAATGCTGACGGCCCGCTCATTCATGGCGGCTTTCTCTTTGTCGCTGAGGCTTTTATATTTCTCCTCATAGACACGGGCGCGGGCCTCTGGCGGCAAGTCCTGTAGACGCATCCAGAACGGGCGGTCTGGCTTGCCGATGAGCGCCCCCTGCGCGTTGAACCGATTGGCGAGCCGTTCTTGCTCATCGGGGTCGAACTTCTCCAGGAATGAGTAGGTCTTTTTGAGCAATTCAGGGTCCTTCTTGTTCCAGTATTGCTGAGCGAAAAAGTCCAGTTGGCGGTTCTTCTTCCAGCGTTCGGTGTTGACCTCCACCTGCACCTCGTTAGCCAGTTTAATGTAAGGCAGGTCGGGCTTCGTCTCCCTGACAATGCGTTTCAGAAGAGGGGTCTGCGCCATTATCTCCGCCATGGCACGGTCGCGCTCATCGGGCGGCATCGTATCAAGTATCTCTCTAAGACCCATGCCGACTACATCACCAATCGGGTTTGAATAAGTCAATACCTGTTTGGCGGCATATTCCGTGCGGATGGGCGATAGCCCTAAATGCCGCATGGCGACAGCGAGTGGGTGGGTTTGCCCGGGTATATATTCCTCCGGCAATTCCACATTGCCGATTTTGCCGGGGACTACTGGCCGCCTCCTGTATAGGTCCACATTGCCCACGTAGCCCACCAGCGCCTTGAACGCAGGCGGCAGGAGACCCCCGCTTGTAGGGTCAACAGGTGCCAAATCAGCAAGCGCCCTTTTCATCTGAGCAGGGTCAACCTCATCACCTACTACTGCGGCGGTCACTCCGTCAAAGGCGCTGCCTACAACCCGCTGTATCGGCTCTTTGCGGAAAGTAAAATAGACGTGCCGCCGGTTCCCTTCCTTGTCCTTGTGATAGAACGGTGTGGTGATGACCCAATAACCGGCTTTAATCTCCGCAGGGATGGAGTCGTAAGCCTCCTTGTTCTGACGGTTAGCCAGATAGAGGAGCATCGACGCCGTTCCGTATTGGCTCAATTTGTAGGTAAACGCGCCGGGGTGCTCCCTGGCATATCTCAATGGCGCGCGCATGGATTGAAAAGCAGCGTTCAGATAAGGGATAGCTACATCCGCCGCCTTTACGCCTGCCCCGTATTGGCTGTAGTCAACGCGCATCCGCGCCTGATATACCGCCTCATTATAAGGGACACCATTTTTAACAAGCCGGTTTACGTGTGCGAGCCGTGTCCACGCTTCAGTCGCGTTAGGGACGTAGCTGGCGATATTGTCCAGTTGACGCAGGGCAGGGTTTAAGATATCCCCACCGCCTAATCTGCCCTGTGAAGTAAGGAAATTCAGCCCGCCGTCCGCTTCAATATATGCTCGGTATTTGGGGCCGCGCCGCCAGGCGTCTTTCATGGTCTGAATATAGTCCACGCTGAGTTGCGCGTAGGCTTTCGGCAGGTGGCGGCTGTATGCCCCGCTGCTCATCATCAGGTGGGCCGAATCCATCACAAGCTGTATCGCTCCAAAGGCGGCGTTGTAACCTGTGGCAGCCATCTTGAGAGGGATAACCCCTGTTGACCAGCCGATGACCTTCGCCAGGGTCTGATTGATGAGCGGGTCGCTCGTTATCCATGTCCTGGCGGCTTCTGGCTCCATGTAAAAATCATACATATTGCCCTTGCGCTTGACGCCCATTTTAACGGAGTCCGCGCCCCATATTGGGTCGCGCGAAACTATGCCATTCTGAGGCTGTTGCTCAGCTATCTCGAAAATGGAATCCTGCGCCTTGTTCCGGTTGATGCGGTTCTCCATGCGCATGACGTATTCCATTGCCAGCTTGCGCCCATCATTCTCTAAAACACTCTCCGAGCCTTTTTTAAGGCGGTAAGGAATGCCGCTCTCCGTGGTGTTAATGGTCCTGCCGCCTACCTGATAGGAGACCGGTGGGTCGATAAACTCGATATATTCCGAGGGACTATAAATGCCGTCTTTTATGCGCATCTGCATGGCGTCGAAATCTTCCGGGCGGATGAGCCCGGGCCCCTCATCACGCGCTCGTTCAAGTTCTTTGAGATAGAACGTTTGCTCCGTCTGGATCGCTCTGTCGAGTTTGGTCCGCAGCTCCGGCATCTGGCGGACTCCGGCGATAAAGGCGTTCGCCTCATCCAGCGTCTGAGGCCGCAGATGGTCAGGGCGGTAGCCTTTGATGGTGATGGTGCGTAATGACTCCCTGTAGCGATTGAGCACCACTTCTTCGGCGCGGCTTATCCCTTTATAGGTGGCCTTCACATAAGCGTCATAATACATCTGCGCGCGTGGGGTCGCTCCGGCTATTTTGTCCCGGGCGGCGGCGGCCTCTTCACCGCTGATGCCAGCAACTTTGCGTAAGCGGTCTTTCACTGGCGCGGCAATGTCATAGGTGGCCCGCTTGAAGGCGTCTATGCGCTCCTGCCGAGTGGCGCTCCGTGCAGCTTTCAGGGCGACATCAGCGGCGTTAAACTTCGCCTCGGAACTCTCGGCTAATCTGCCCCTGCCGCGCATGATGAGGCGGGGGTCGAACCCGGAGTATAAATCAGTGCCCTCAGTCTCTTTCTTTTCCTTTAGATAGGCTTCATGCTCAATGCGGCGTAGTTCTCTCTGCAACCTTAGCTCGGCTATCCGCTTTTTGGACGCCTCTAAAGACTCCTTATTGCTTTGTTTCCACGCATTAAATTCAATATCGTCTAACTTCTTTTGTATCCTCCATTCAGCCATCTTTTTATCAGTTTCTTTTCCAATAGTTTCTACATACGCTCGGCTGAGTTCCCCTAATCGTGCGTATTCTGAATCAGATAGCTTTCCTCCACTATCAAGTTTTTTCCTAAGTCTGATAAGTTCAGGATCAAAACCGGAGAAAAGATATTCACCTTCCGGGCTGTATAACTCTCCTTTTTTAAGATAAGCCTCCGGCTCATCCCAAAGCGATTTTGTGTAGGTAAAGCGAAGGTTTCTGCCACGCTGCTGTCCCGGGAGGCGTCGTGAGCTCACCATCCCATAATGGCCTAACCTGTGGAATAATTGCGCCCCTGCTACTGCTGTTTTTGTGGGGATGTGAAAAACGATGCCTTTGCTGGTCTTCTCAAAACCTTTTGCGGTGCCGGTAAGGATCAATCGTAAATCTCTTTTTCCTGGCATATCTATGGGAGCTACAGCGTCAATGGCACTTTCGAGATCCTGGATTATTTCTGTCTCATAACGCGGCGCCGGGTGTCTCTCAATGGCAGCCCGCGCCCATTGCACACGCTCCAGCGGAGTCCATGATAGTGGCCCGCTCCCCTCTACTGCTTCACCTGTTTCTTGACCAATAGACGCAGGCGGCTTGCCTTCCATAGCAGGCGGCTTGCCTTCGGGCGCACCCTTCGCCACCCCTTTGCCAGCCAATTCCTCCACGGCGGCTTTTATGTTTTCTATGGTGTATGGCAATCCTCTGGATTCTACCAGTTCGCCAGCCTCTTTAAGCAACGCCGTCTGAGCGGGCATGTCATACGGTGCTTGTCCCTTGCCCTTGCGACCCTTGACGGCTATAGGCAGTGGCTTGACTTCTCCTGCACCCTTCGCCAAGTCAGGATACTCAGCCAGCACTTTAGGGGGGACAGGCTTGCCCGTAGGCGGCTTGACTTTGGGCGTAAGCGGCGCACCCACAGCGGTAGGCGCGGCAGGCGGGGGCGGGGGCGGGGGCTCGGGTATGTCAAACTCCGACGTGCCAGCAGGCGGCAGCTCAGGGGGACGTTCAGGCAGGATGGCCTCCCCACGCTTCGGCGGCAAAGCCCGTTGAACCGCGCCTGATTCACCTATGATGGGAATTTGTGAAGGGGGCCGCGCCTGCCGGGTTTTCGTTAAGGCTAACTCAGCGGCAGTAGGTAGGATTACCGGAGTTTCTGAAGGCGCTGGGACTCGCCGGACAGCCCCAGGCGCTATTTCCCATTTTTGTTTAAGCCCTACAGAAAGGGCTTGGCGCATCTGTTCTTCTTTAGACATGAGGGAAAGCCCGCTTTCTGGCATGTCTCGCGTGAGCGTAAAGGGCATATCCGGCGTGCCACGGCGGGGATACCCCTTTAATGGAGGGGGTTCAAATTCAATTGGTCGCTCAACATCAAAAGGAGCCTTCCTTACTACTCGCGCTTCTGGTGGGCCTAAGTCTATGGATTGGCCGACATCATCGACCCATTTCTCCGCTACATCAACGGCCTCTTTGCCTCTGCCTTTCGCCATAATCTGAGCAATCAATCGGCGGCCCCTGGCGCTCCCGCTCATCTCTTTGAAAGCAGCAGGGGTAACGCCTATCATGCTTAGACCAGCCCAAAAGACGGCGCTTGTCGCTATCCGCTCAGGGGACTCCTTGTCAAAGCCCCCTTTTTCAAAATAGTCGGCTAAAGTCTCATAAATAGTCCCTCCGATAGCCCCTTCCACACCCAGCCCCGCAGCTTTCGATACCAGCCCCGGGCCTTTGCCTATTTGTGGGATTCTCCTGACAGCCGCTGCTCCCGCCTTTGCCGCCCTTGCCGCTATTGCTGCATCAGTCGCCGCCTTTAACGCCGAGCCCGCCTTTGCCGCCCTGGATACGGGAAAGGTCGACGCTGCCATCTCTGCCACCTGCGCTTGGACGGGATGCCCGGCCTGAAACTCCAATTCCGATACCCGTTGCTCCGGTTCTTTGGGAGCCAGATAGCCCGCTGAGACACCTTTCGTAACAAGTTGGAAGATGCCTACCAACGGGTTCCCGCCCAGTTTGCCGAGTTTGTAGGGGTTCCCCGATTCTCCCATAGCCATTGTTTCGGGGGCGAAAGGCGCAGTCCTTTTTTGTTCAGCGTATCTTTCTTCCCAATCGCGGTCAAGGTTGCGACGGCTCATCTCCAATTTGAGCAGTGCCGCCTTGCCTGCCTCTTCCTCCTCTGTTGTGGGCATAGGCACTTTACCCAAGAAGGATTCCATGACTTCACGGGCGGCTTTGTGCTCAGGTGTGCCGACCGGCGCATTAGCGTCAGCGCGATATTCGGGGTCAAGGGCAATGTTTCGGATGAAATAGCGCCGCCTGAACTCATCCTTTACATCCTGCGGTTCCGCCTGATATTCGGGGTCAGCTTCTATTTGTTCCCAGCGTGTCATTTATACCGTTCTTTTTCCTCTCTGTAAATGCTGCCACCTGTGGGAGGTGCAGGAGCCGGTGTTGGAGGCGGTGCGCCTGTGTCGCCACGCCTATAGGCTTCTACTGCGGCCATAGCATAAGCGGTAGCAGCCTTTTCTCGCGTTGCTTCTTTGGCCTCACTTCCCGGTAAAGTTGGGTCAAGCATAATTTTGTGTGAACGATAATATTCAGTTTTCGCTTGTGTAAACACCCTGAACTCCGCTTCAGTTTTCAGCTCTGCGGGATATTCTACTTTCTGGCGGGCCTCCGTTGTCGCCCCTGCCCCCGCACCCATAACCTCTACTTTTTTCTCCTGCGCGTAATTATAGGCAGCCTCAAATTGCGTATCATCATTTGGGTCCCACCGGGTCTTGAATAAAACCTTACCCGCGTCATCAATGGCCGGAGTGATGCGTTTCGGTTTGGCGGCCATGCCGGAACGCGCCAGAGCGTCTTCATCAGAAGCACCCTGGCCTTTCCAATATTCATAAATCTGAATTTTGTCAGGCGTCGCCTCCGGCCTCGGCGGCTCACGATACATCGCTGTCGCCATGGCTTCCGCTTCTTTTTCCTTGCGTGCAAAGCCTACACGCGCCCTTTCTTCAGCTACCGCCCTCGGTTGCCGTACGATGTCTGCCAGGGTCAGTGCGGGCTTCTGGAGGCCACGAGCACCCCAGGGGATAACAGTTTCCGCGTATGCCTCGCGTTGCTGCGCCATTTTCCCTTGCTCTATATCGGCGAGACCCTGGATCATCTGCGCTTTTTGTTCGTCGGGTGACCATGGTCCCTCTGTTATTGTCGTTTCCTTGGTAGGGCCGGACGCACCATAGCCCCTTTTCTTTGTTATCGTGCGTTTGCCTAATGTCCCGCCCTGACCGATTAGCGCGGGAATGACTCTCTCCGGGTTAGTCCCGGCCATTTTTACCAAACTGAGATTGCCCTGCGATTCGATTTCGTCAACGATGCTGGGGTCAACATCGTCCATATTAAACTCAAGGTCATCTTCCCCCATCGCCTTTAATTGAGCGTTGATTTTGTGGGTGATGGCCTGCTTTTTAAGCCCGTATTCCATGGTGAGGAGTTGTTTCTTGTCCTCCATGTCCTGTTGCCGCTTCTTTTCCTCCATGGCCGTTTTGTAGCGCCATTCATTTATCACGCCCATGCCCTGAGCGATGCCGCCCGCCGCTGTGTCGATGCCTCTAAAAATGTCCGCTAATCCAGGCATTATTTATCTCCTAATACATCCCCGCTGATTCGCCAGGGTTGGTATATCTCCACCAGTCTGTTGGAAAGCTCCCACTCGGTAAAGAAGATACGCCCGTCCCAGCGCCAGGGTTTAACTTCTTCAGATATTCCCGCATCATCAAGCTACTTGCCAAGCTGCTCAGGCCCCCGCCAGACGCCGGTTGAGCCGGTTGCTTTGCGCTCGCTGCCAGAGTCCCCGCAGTAGACGCCAACTGAGTCGCCCCGCTTGTCACATTGCCCGTGAGCAGCCCCAGCGCCAGGTTTATCCGGTTGGTGCGCTCCTGCCGCTCCATGTCAGCTATGGTCATAAAGGCCGTGTTTAGTAATTCGTTTGTGCCGCGTTCAAGGTTTTCCAGTCTGACCTCCGAGCCGCCTGTGCTCAGCATACCACGCGCCGCCATCTCGTTGAGGATGCTTTTTCGGCTCGCATCCTCTTCAATGTTAATGTTCTCGCTAGCCGCCTTGTAGAGCGGCGATTCGCGCACCAGCCCAGGGTCAAAGGCGCCATAGAGCCCTTCGCGGATAGGCTCAAGCAACGGTGACGGTGTATAGATGGGATTCGGGCCGTACATCTGTGTCAGCACATCAATAGCTGATTCCCTGCCGCCTAACAGGTCTGCTAAAGAAGCCATGCGCCCCGCCTCGAGGGGGGCCGCCCCGCGCATGAGCCGCGCCGACTGGCCGCCCATCTCACGCTCATACCAGGTGGGTTTCCGTTGCCCGCCAGTGAAGAGGCTGGCTAGCCCGCTGCCCGCCGAAATTCCCATCATCGCCATAGTAAAAGGGTCAGGCATTGTCTTATCTCCTTATTGTCCGCTGGCTCTTAACACAAACGTCGGTATGAACCCCGTCCATTCGGTTGCGCCTGTGTTGTAACGGCCATTTATGGCTCCTTAATCTCCCAAGCCACCACGCCAGTATCCAAGAGGTTGCTTGATGTGATGGTGAAACTCACCCCGTCAACGACGGCGGAAATCCTCAGTGCGCCGGTCGTATTATTGTCGATGGCAAAGGCCTCTATGTCCCTTGCGGCGGCGGCGTTAGCGTTATTCACTGTTACCGTGCCAGCCACGAGGGTCGCCCTGCCCTTGACTTCGGTGAGCGAGTTTATCACGTCATGCTGGTTGATTGTGCCCGGTCCGATGGTTCGGATAGCGCCCACCGGCACAAAGCCCCTACGGAGATAAATCGTCCCTACCGTTGCCCCCGCCTGGGTCTCCATCCAAGTAGTGCCCGCAGGCACGGTTTTCAGGTTGAAATCATGGATAAATATATCATCTATGTCGCATTCTGTGTCATAGGCATCTATGCCTTTGCCTGCCGCAAAGCCGGTAGATTGGACGGTTATATCCAGGTCGCGGGCCAACCCCCTGAAAGCCATCACAGCGGATAAATCATTCGTTCCATTGACGCCCTCAAAGGCCAGGTCTAATTTGCTCTTGCTCACATTCCCTATCCAGAACGCAGTGCTTGAGCCGCCAGCAGGCGAAGCGAAACAGCCCCGGCCCCTCATTTGAATATCGAGGCCGTAAACATCAGCAAGACCGCTATGGTCGTCCTCGCTCATTATTTTCAGGCCGTTCAGCAATTTCGCGCCAAGCGCATCTTCAAACACTATGTTCTTCATGCTCACACCGCGCACTATCCCCTGAGTGTAACCAGCGTCATACTTGTATGCCTTGATATAGACTGGATAAGTGCATCTGCGGGTTGTCCCGTTTACGACGGTGACATTCTCTATAACCGTGCCATTGCCCATCTCTGTCCCGATGCCGATGAGGTCAACGCAATCAGTGGCGGAGACGTTGCTGATATGAATATCGCCGACATCCCTATCGAGCGCCTTAATATCTATATGCTGGTCGCAATTCGCCCTGATGATGTAGGTATCGCCTGTGTCCCAATCGGCGCCGCCTGTCAAACCTGCCGTGCAGGTAGCTGTATTTGCAGTATTTGACGTAATTGTTCCAATGACATTTTTGGTGATATTGGTGATGATTTGACCGGCAAGAGCATCTACCGCCCATGCCTTGGTTGAATCCGTCATAACCGTTAGTTGATTATTGGCCCCTGTATGGCTTCCTGTGATGGTGGCCGGTCTCATGTGGCAATTATTTAGAGTTACGCCCTGGCCCCCAAAGATATTCATAAAGCCAGAGCTGTTAGGCGTATCGAGAGACCAAGCATCATCTACGGTCACCCGGTCGCATTCACGTAATGTGATGCAAGGGCCAGCGGGCCAGTTCCAGAACCGAGTATTGATAAACCTTATATCGGCGGCCTCGTTCCGGACCCAAATCGCCGTCTGACCGTCTGCGTTCCCCACTCCATCAAGGTTTAGGCCAATCAGGGTTATCTCGCTTCCGCCGTTAATATCAATGCCGTGGCCTGCCCCCTCCGTCATAATCGTCGCGCCTGGCATGAACCAAAGCGTAATCCGAGTGCGGTTAAGGATATCCATTGCAGGATTGCCCGCTAAATGGTAATTGCCTGGCCGAAAAATAAGGACGGTGTTTTGGTCGTCAACATCCTCTATGGCGTTATCTACATCATCTGATGGGCCGATGCTGAGAAACTGCTCGGTATCGGCGCTGTTAATAGCGCTGATAACCTGCCTCATCCTCGACTGCAACGCGCTCATGCTGTTTATCTCAGGGCCAGCAGCTACTTTCATTTCTCTAACTCGCGCCGGGTATAGTAGAGGTCGAACCCCAAAATTATACCTGCCTCGGTTGTGTTATTGTTAATAAATTGAATGATGATGGACCGCGCCACGATATTGAAATAGACCGGCGTTACATAGTATTCCCGCGCCCCCACGTGCTCTGTCTCGATTGTCAAATCCTTAGTTACCGTCAGAATCAATGGATCAAGCGAGCTGTCTTGCCAGATGCGAATAGTAAAATGATGATGTTTCAGCATGTCAGAACTGGCGAATTTCAAATCCATGCGGCTGAACCGCTTAAAAGCGTTGGGTGTCCCGCAATCTATAGGGTTGCAGCCATATAAAGATGTTATCGGTGTTGCGGTAGTATTTTCATAATAGATGTTGTCTTTGATTTCATAGAGATATTTGTTTGTATTGTCGGCGCCGACAAAGATTTCTGTTTCTGGGTCGGCAAAAGCCGTATCCCAGGGCCGGTTTACGTCGTCCCATGTAATGCCTGCTGGCACCTGGTCCCACGTAAGACTTGTCGCCCGGTGTGTTTGGGTTAGGGCATTAAACTGCATGGTGGATAATGACCAATCGTCTGTCTGATAATTATAAATCCAGGTGGGGGTCCCCGCTATGGGCGTATCTTCGGAACAGAACCAAATCTCAGGCAACGACGGATGCGCTTTGGCCCAGATGGAATATCCTTTCTCTTCCGTAAAATTGTTCATAATGAGTTTACTCACCCTGTTGCCCGATATTTTTGTTGGTCTTGATGAACCGTCGAAGAGATAAACGCCGTCGTTGCTGACAAAATAGACCATGTTGTCTTTTGCGGTGATGCTGAATGGGGCATAGCAGCCTCGGCCCTCTACTATCTTTTCAAACAAATAAATATCAGGGTCGCCCACATACCCGCCTACCCAGACTGACCTTCGCTTGAATACCACCGCCAGATTTTGCAGGTTGCTTATACCCATGATTATGTCATCATCATTGCTGCCCAAATCTGCGCGATAACTGGAGGTCCACGACTCAGGCAGTCCGGCGTCTGACCAGCGCACCCGGCTCCTGAAAACACTCGCGTCCTCATCTGTATAACCCAGAAAGACAAATTGTCCCACAGTAGCCAGATAGCGGGCTTTCAAAGTTGTCACGCCAAGGCCGGTAACGCCCAACGCCGCCGTGCCGCCCGCGCCGCTCCACTTCTCCAACGCGCTCACGCCGAAATCGCTCATTATCATCAAATCGTTCAAGGCGGCATAGCTCCACCGCCTGCCAGTGGAACAGGCCGGAACATACGAGCCCACCGCCGCCACCCGGTTGATTTGCGACGCCACCCAGAACGGGTCTACCATGAACGACCATACATCATTCAGGGTATGGCCGTTTATCGCCGCAAAGGTTATGCTGATGCCGCTTTCAAGCGCTTGCGCTGCGCCGGTAATTCCTATGTCGAGGCCGTTATACGTAGCTCCACCGTCATTGCTCCATTGAAATTCATCAGGGTCGGAGACGGCATTAGTGATTTTAATTGCATAAGCCTTTGTAGCAGTGCCCGTGTATGTCCCTGTAGTGGTCAGGTCGCTTAGCCCCGTCCCTGTGCTCTGCCAGGGGTCGCCAATGGTGGTATACTCAATCTTTTTCACTTCCGAAGTAGAACAAGCGACAAGGTAGTTCGCCGCCGATAGACGAAGTTCATAGAGGCCAAGCAGCTTGTTAGCGAACATAGCCGGTGAAGCGGAGGCGGCCAGTCTTAATCTGCCTCCCAGCTTTTCTGCGCTGCCAGCCAGGCTTTTATTAAAGCGGTAGTTCTCTATATAGCTGGCTGTTACGGCCTTTTCGGGATTCTGCCGCAGTATGGGCAGAGGTGACACATCTTTGACGAGGCCGCGCATCATCTCAACTTCGTAAGTACTCATATCCGCAACTCATAGCCCTGCACATAGGCGTCCACGGAAATGGTGGCCGGTGCGCCGTCAGTCGTCCGGTACCAAACGCTCGACTGGAAGGTCATCTGCTCAAAGGCGCCCCCGATATTAACAGTCCCGCTGGAACTTAAAAGCAATGCTGAGATTTTTGTGCCTAAATAATTGCCGCCTGAATTGGCTGCTATTTCCCAGGTGATCGCATAACTTCCTGACGCCTGGTTATGGGTCATTTCAATATAACCATCAATGTGCTTTGTAAACGGAAGCGCCAGTGTCCCCATAGTAGCCATAGGGACGTATGGGCCCAGGGCCACTTCCGTCCACGCTGCGTCGGAGCGGCCAGCGCTTATAAACTCACGCGGGGTGACGTGAGTAACTTTGTTTCCATGCTGTATGAAATCCCAGAAGTCCCCGCTGCTATTGTTATAGACCGCGCCCACCAGTCGTTTGAAAGTATAATCGGCTGGCATGGTGGGGCTGGTGGCGCTCACCGATAGCAGAGCGGCCACAACGTCAGTAGTAGGATTATAAATGACCCAGATATAATACCAGGTGCTGTTGGCCTCGGTGGCGGCCCCCGCGTCAAGTCCATTAGCGCCGTCGGTGGTGATCGCCGCCGTCAAATTTACCGCCCGCGCCGCCAGACAGAGCGGCGTCCCAGCGGTATTAAAAAGCGGGATGCGGTCAGCGTCTATATCAACCGTAGTGACAGAGGCCCACTGAACGACGAGATTGAGCATCTCAGCGCCCATCATCACCGCTAAGGCGGCGTTGTTGGCCCGAATGTCATCATCGCCTGTGTTAACGTCGGTGCTCCCGGCGGGTTTGTTGGCGTCCCATGCGGCTATCACCCCAGGCATTTATGTCTCCTTATCAGGGATAAGGGGAGGGCCGAAACCCTCCCCTTGAATACGGGTTAGTTCACATCTGTCCAGTTCGCCACGGGATAGATGCTCAACACGGCTATGTTGGTGGCATCCATGCAGGTCAGCGTAATGCTTGAGCCGACAGTGGAGGCCCTCACAGCGTCCCCTGCGGCGTTGGTGAGTATCTGAATTTGGTCGCCGGTATCAGGGTTGATGTCCATGTTCTGAGCGGCCATGACCACGAAAGTAAAGACCGCCCCGATAGCCGTCGAACATTCCGGCAGGTCCCAGACGCCGGGGGCTCCCGCACCGGAGTTGGTGTTGATGTTTTGCGATTCAGCGATAGCCACGGTTTTACCGTTAGTGTCATTGGTAACAGTAATGAGCATCCCGCCCAGGGCGCCGCCGCCATCACCTGTGATAGCTCCCTGCGGAGTGATTGTGCCTGCCACGGTCATCGCGCCGCCGCTGTCCAGACTGAACACGACTGCGCCGTTGCCCGCTGCGCCGGTGGAGTTATCTACCGCCTGGATAAAGTTGTCTTGAGCGTCGCCGTTGGCCTTGCGAGCCAGCCTGAGTAGATAACTGGCGTTGGTCTGGCCGCCCGCCCCCGACCCGTAAATCTGGACGACGCCGGAGTTGGCTGCATAGTCCGTCGCCGCCGCCGTAATATCCACTTCGTTGGAGTTAGCCGCCAGGTCAATATCCACATCGCTGTTAATATCGACGCCCAGGGTGAAGGTGGGCATCTCATCAAAAAGCGCCTTGCCGGTAGCCACATGGAGGGCTTCGTTGTTCGCTGAGTCGATGAGCACGGCGTATTTATCCGGCGTCGCCACTACCAGGCTATCATCGTCAATGTTTAGCATCCACCCGTCGCCGTCGCCTGGCTGGGCCGTATCAGCGTCCAGCCTGAGCAAGGAAGCGGTGGCAGGGATTACCCCTGTCCCGTGCACTTCGATCACGCCGCCACCGGCTGTAGAGGTCATGGCGCCGGTGATGTTAATGGCCCGCTGGCCCAACTGGTTCGCCATGGCTACAGCGATGACATCGCCCGTCCGCGCGACGCCTGCGCTCAGGTCTATGGCAGGGTTGTCGCCGTCATGGACTACCTTGAGCGCCGTAGACGCCCCTGTTCCATCCTGGTCAACTAACATAGCGACATTGGTGCTGGCTGTATTGTCATCACGCACGGTCACAACCGGGTTGGTCCCTGCCCCGGCAAAGTTGCGAATAAAATGGCTCGCCTGGTCTGTGTCCCAATCCGCCGTGAGAATGCCGTTACTGAGGCGGATGTCCCCCAAGGTGACCTTTATATCGCCATTGGTCAGGGTAAGCACGTCTGTATCTACGACACCCGTAATGACCGTAGCGCCCTCATCGGCCACTGTAAAGACATTCGCCGCGCCGTTATAGGCTCTGATATAGTTGCCGGAGGTCAAGCCAGCGTCGCTCGTCTCGAGGTAGAGCATGTCGCCGGTAGTGATTCCATTGCCCGTTACAGCGATGACTTTGTTGCCTACAACCGAATTCGCTGTAACAGTGACAACATTTTCGTTAGCGGTATTAGTGACGGTCAGCTTGCCCTCTGAAACCTGAAGGTCAGCGCCCGCCAGCACATCTATGGTTGTGGCCCCGCCCGTCCCGCCAAGCTCAATGTTGCCGGTTGAGGCGGCGTTTGGAGCGATTTTTACTTTGCCCGCTCCGTTGCCCTGAACAGTCAAATCGGCGGGTGCGGCGGTTGCAGGCTGAATAGTATCCTGCTTAAAGCTGGCCGCTGTAATGGCGCCGGTTACTGCCAGGTCGTTCCCTACCGTCACGTTGCCCGCTGCGGTGACGGAGAAGTTATTGGCCGTGACAATGAGGTCTTCCGCAGCCAGGTTGCCGCTATCGGCGTCCAGGGTGATAGCAGTCCCAGCAGCCGAGACGACGTTGCCCGCGCCCACGAAGCGGAGCGTATTGATGTCCAACACCGTCCCTTCGATAGTGATAGCCCCCAGGTCGCCGCCGTCGTTAATGGTGATGGCGCCCGTCGTGCCGGAGACATCAAACTCGTTGAAATTGATGATGCCGCCAGCCCCGAGTATCGAGTTGCCGCCGATGTTCAGGCAGTTGGTTACGCCCGCATCCGTGCAGTCGATAAAATCGGTAATCGTGCCCGAAGTGGTCTGGACAATTATCATATCCGCCAGAGCGCCCACGCCGGTCACCACATCAAACACTAACTCATTCGGATTAGTGTCCGGGTCCGTTCTGATGACCATATCACCAGTAGCGTCCAGGGTGATGGTTCGCCCATTGGTGTAAGCCTCGTCAAGGGTGACGGTGGCAGTTGTGCCCAGGTCAACAACCGTCCCATCGTCATACTCGACAAACAGATGGGCGACGCCGCTGACATCTTTAGCGTAAATCCAGATAGTATTGGAAAGTGGATTACCGGAGGGGGCTTGCACCTCTTTCAGGATGCCCCTATCGGGATTTGTGCCCCATTGGTTAGCGCTCACGTCGCGCGCCATCAAGCCTGACGCCAGGAGCATGAGGGTTAAAAACAGAACAATTCTTTTTCGCATTTAGTTATCTCCTCATAGGTCCCTATATTGGACCACTGTTACTTCGTCATCACGCGGTTGGGCCGCAATAACACGCTGAAGTTCACCCTGATGCCAAAGCTCATATTTAGCCGCCAATTCAGGCAGGTCGGCATATTCCAACCAGAAGACCTGTTGAGCCTTCAATTTCACTGCATGGCGGGCTGGTATCAGGATGTCGCCCGATGTTGGAGCAGCTCTTTTGTAGTAGATGCGGATGGTGGCGGCGGCGTCAGGCACAGGCCCGAAATGGACGCTGCCGCTGTCCTCCATGTAGTTGACTGGTGTGCCATCGCTGCTTGTGAGGATGGAATAACCCCATTTCTCCATGAACGGATCAAGCGACAATGGTTCGAGCCACCATGAACTGTTATCCGCCGATTTCTCATAGCGGAGCCGCCGGATTTTCTGTAGCGGGACGTTTGGCACAAGCGTTGTTAGGGCCACCGAAGCCGTGCTTGCCGTTAGCGCATAGGTCGTAACGCCCTGTAATTGTTTCCAATCCCAGGCGTCGGCGATCGCTTCCAGGGCGCGCTGCACACAGACGGCTATTTCAGCGCTCAGGTCGCTTCGCTTGGTAGCCGTCTGTATCTCGTTGCTGATTTCTAACAAGGTGGTCATTTACGCTTATGCTCCTTCCGCAAATGAGCCAGAAGAAACCCTTTATTGCTGAACTCCGCATCGCACCGTTTACATCGGACGTTAACAGTCTCCGCCACCAGCGGCTCGGCAATAAAGAGAGCACGGCCCTCTTTATCGTTCATGGCGACAAGTTCCTTCGCCCATGTCTCGTCTACCGGCGTGGCGGGCAAAGCCCTATCAGCAAAGAACTGATAGGGCCTCCTTTCCACGGGGTGAACGAGGTTCCGTTGTCCTCTCGGCTTCCGTCCAACGTAACGCAATGCGACACGCATAGGGTTCCCCTTCCTTATGCCTGCGCCTTGTCGAAGGCTACATACTCGACAACCAGGATACCTTCGCCTGCGGTCAGGGCTGCGGTAGCAACCTTTAAGGTGATTTTCCGCGCCAGGGTGTCATAAAGGAGAGGAATCTCACCAGCGGTAGCCACCGTAAAATCCTGAGCAGTAGGCGCGCCGGAGAGACTTCGGGCAGTAAATTTACCTATGGCGCCCATGGTGGTATCCCAGAAGATATTGTCGTCATCCTCTGTGCCGCCGCTCCAGCCGCATTCAATGGTGGCCGCGCCGCCCGATGTAAAGGTGGCCGTCACAAACATATAGACAGCCATGGGAACGGCCCGGGCGGGGATTGTCAGATAGTTGCCCCCCGCATCGATTAACTCATACGTCTTGGGCGGGGCTGTGCCGATAATATCGGCGTAGTTGACCACCCGCGCCTCTATTATCCGCGGCGAGTTATAGGCTTGCCGCAGCATAGCACGCTGTACTGTTCCACTATCAACCATGCTCCGTCATCCTCTTTGGTTAAGAGTTGAAAGGTTATTTACGGGGTAGAATCGGCTGCCGTGTCCATAGCCACCACGCCAAAATCAAGGCTGTTGAACCGCGTCTTTTTGACCCCGAATATCATCCCTGTAGCCACGCCTGTCTGGTTCGAGTAGTCAAAATCCTTCTCTACCCAGGTTGGCTCGCCTGCCACGGCAAATAGAGCGGCCTGCGCCCCTAACAGAATGGCGCGAGCGCCTTCGACATTGCCGCCAGCCCCCCACAGCGCCGTGGTGTAGATTTTCTGATGGACATGGATGACCATCCCGTTAATAACACCCATCGAGCCGGTGAAAATGGGGTTCTTCAACCCGTGCTCATGGGCATAGTAGTGGGAGTTCTGCCATTCCGTATCTTGTCGCAGGTCGTAAGCCTGATACGGGTGTATCACCACCGGCCAATAACCGTTTCCATCCACATTGACAGGTTTGAGCTTGGGTGAAAGCGTTTCAGCTTTCAATTTGGCCTTGTTCAAAACCGTCATGCTCATGATGTCAGCGGCGTCGATGTCATTATCTGCTGTAGCGTTGCCTCCATAGACGACGTGGCTGCTGTCAGGCGCCAGGGCTGTTGCTGGGAAGATCTCCGAGGTGTCACCGCACAGATGGTTGAATATCTTTCGGTCGACGGTCTCCTGGAGCCAGAACTTGAGCCGTTCCTTGGCTGTTTCTCTGATCATGTAAGATGCTTTCTGTTCCTCCAACCTGCCCTGCACCCGCACGGCGTTTCGTATTTGGTCGATGGTGACGCTATCGGTATACGTGATCAATGCTTCTTCGTTACCCTCGAGTTCGTTGTCCCCGATAACGCCTGTTCCAACCAGGTCCATGCCCAATCCAAAAGTTTTCTGGTCTCCTTTTTCCTTCTTGAGGTCGGTCATCATCTGGATGATGTCTGACTCTTTTTCACCGATGAACTTCTGCCAGAAAAGTTCATCACGGGCTTCTTTGTATAGCTGTTTGGCATACAGCTTTTGAACCATATTGGTGTTCGCTGGTGTTAAAGCCATTTATTATCCTCCGCTGAACAGCTTGCGCTTTTGCGCTTCTGTCAAACTGTTGATTACCTGACTGAACTGGTCGTTTGGCAGAGCCAACAACGCCTCGATGCCGAGCGGGTTAGCAGGCGCTGCATTGGCCCCGGCCCCGGCTGTAGCGGGTTGTCTCTGCTGGTTGGCTACTTTCTGTGCCTGCAACCTGAGGTCTATCTCGCCTTCAGGCGCGGGCGGCGGGACCGCGTTGTTGTTGTTTTGAGTCAACATTTTCAGTTCGCGGGCGGCCTTGTATGCTTCCTGCGCTGGGTTGGCGGTTTGAAAAATACGCTGACTGAGCCAGGGAGTCGTTTTGACAAGCCCCTTAAAAGCATCATCCACCACCTGGTCATAATCGGCATGTTTGATGCGCTCCATATCCTCTTTTATCTCGATCAAAGCCTTAAAAGTGGGGAGCGTCTCTTTGGCTTGCTCAGCTTTCAGCGCCTGCAAGTCAGCATAGGTTACATAGTCTAAAGGGTCTCGCTGTAATTGTTCGACTGGTTCCGGCGCAGGGTTGCTCAGCATCTCCAACAAGCGGAGATTCAATTCGCGTTGCTGCTGCAATTCCGCGTCCTGTTTCTGCCGCCGTTGCCGTTCCTCATGGAGCGCCGCCAAAGGGACGACTTTCTCTTCCTGCTTTGGGACTCCCTCTTCGAGCGCAAACGCAGGCTCCACCTGGGCTGCCCCCTTTTCGTCCGCCATGTCTTCATCCAGGACCAGCGGCTTATCCTCAGCAAGGATAGAGTTTTGATACGCCTCATAGGTCAGCGCATCTCCGCCAGGAACCGACTCTTGCCCTTCAATCTTAGCTTCGTCCGCCATCGCCTATCTCCTCATCTCTAAATGTCCCATTTACGGAGGACATACCCGCTCTCCCCTGTAACGGCAGGGGGCGCCGATTCGCTTCCAATCGGTGGAAGCCGCCGTGTCTTTTCCGCTTGCCCAACAAAAAAGGCGTCTACTGATTGCTGGGCTTTAACGGGGAGCGACCCCGCGTTTAGCCTATTCGTTAAATTTTATAATGTCCCCGCACCCACGATTTCACCTGTTTGCTGGATAGCCTGATTCAATGCCGGGTTTTGGCCCCCGTCAGCAGGCGGCGCCGGTTGTCCCTGATTCTGACTCAACCGGTTCAAAAGCTCTTCTTTGCCCGATATATCAGAGGCTTCGATGAGTATTTCCGGCGGGATGAGACCAGGCATCACCTGCGCCAACTGTAACAACTGCTGGAACCGCGCCATGCGATAATTAGCCGACGCAGCAGCCTCATCTATGCTTACGTCATAATGCGCTAAATCCTTCGTTGACAGCAGACCGACAATCACTTCCATCGGCAACTGATATTTCTGCTCTATCTGGTGGTTTGGCCCGACGATCCGCATAAGTTTCTGAGGCGTATAGAGACTTTGAATAGCGTGGAGAAGCAATTTGCCCAAATTCTTTTTCATAAAACTAAAATTATCAAAAATCTCCTGAATGGATGTTATGCCCTGTTTTTGTCTCATTTGCACCGCTATGCCAGACGCAGTTTTCTCATACTGGCCCAACATATCAGGATTGATGTTGCTTATCTGCTTAATATCAGCGTCGCTCATAAGCTCCAAATCGGTGTAGGCGCGGGGGACGTTGGAAGGCTCTATTTTGTCTAATTTGCGGCCAGGGTTCACTTCGATTACTATGCCTGGCTTGCTGCCAAATTTTTCCAAAATACCTTTATTTTGCACCGCTCCGCTCTCCATTATCCAGCCGCTATTAGCCGAAGTGTTCACAATATGGAGCATTTGGGCGCGGCGTTTGTTCTTTTCCTGTTGAGGGTCGATGAGCGAGCGGACAATGCCCTGGTATCGCCATTCGTTTTTCTGAGCTGAGGGCACAAAATCACAATAATAAGGAAGCAGTGGATATATGTTGCCTTCGATGGGTGATTCGTGGTCTTCTAATTCGACGCCGCCTGCCACTGTCGCCACGCGCACCCGCGGGATAATGCGTTTCAAGACCTTCAACGTAGGAACTCGCGCCGTCAACGCATCCAAAACTTCATCTGTCAGATTTGCAGGATAAAATTCACCTGATTCAGTGTTGTAGATGAACTTTTCCCGTTTATATTCCCGATACCAACACTCCTTCACTGCCAACCGGTCATCTCTAAGGTTAGCCTCGGCGGTATTCTCCGCCGCTGCATGGCCGTAGGGGTCGCTCTGATACCCTTTATATCTGCCGGGCGCCTCATCAGTCATGGCCGAGACCGTGTTTGTTATGTTGAGAGCATCTGCCGCTTTGGGGTAGAGCCGTTTCAACTGCGGGAGCGTCATTTTTATATATCTGATGACGTACCGCGCATCGGATAGGTCTGGTTCGACGCTCCACGGGTCACAAAAGACATGGAAAGGCGAAATATGCTTGAAAACGAGGTCGCCCGTCAAGTCATAAGGGTTCCGCTCATTATCCAGGTAAAGGTATCCCCACCCTTTGCCGCATATCAACCCATCCAGAAATATCAGAGAGGCCGCCATCGCGCCGTTCGGCTCCAAAATAACCTTGAACGTCTGATTCAGGACATCCGTGACAGCGAAATCGGACGCCTCCACCGGCAACGCCCTTATATCGGTCTGGTTCTGCCGCTGGTAGCCCATGATAATTTTCACAACCGGTCGAATCTTATTGATGGTCAGTATCGGACGTCCTTCTTCATTTAGTTTGGTTTTGTCAGCGCCCTCCCATTGGTCGCCCAAATAGAATCGGAAATCCTTAGCCATCGCCTGGCGCAATTCCCGCTCCGCCTCACCCGATTCCTCAAACCATGAATCGACCTGTTTAGCTACGCCTTCTATAATTTCGTCTGCCATCACATCGCCATGTAGGAGTAAACTGGTGAAGTTTGTTTATATTTGTAGGGGTCTTCTTTATCCATGGGACGCTGTTCCCTGATGTCAAAGAGTCCTACGCCAGCATATTTCAACGCATCGAAAAGGTCTATATAGGGGTGCTTCTCCGCCGGGGTGTCTTTCATGCGCTGGCCTTCACGGTAAGCGGGGAAATGCAGTTCTCCCCCAAACCCCTGTAACAGCAAGGCGCACCGAGGGGCAATGTGCAAACCCACCTCTCCGCTTGGCCGCTGTATCAACTGTTGCCGGATGATGCCCCAGCCATAGCTTTCATCTCTGAGATACCTATACCCCGGCCAGACACCATATTTATTGAGAATGTCAATGCTTGTGCGGGGGCCTTTATCTGTTACCTGACTGCCAGCAGGGTCGCAAAAATCCCTAAAACTGAACCCCGAGTATTCTTTCTGTGAATAGTTAATAACCCGCTCGGCGAAATCCTCCAACTCAATGTCCGGCATAAAGTATTCGTCAAATATCAACAGCCGGTCCGCTTCACCCTGAAGCTCTACCTTCTGGCAGAAAACCACCGCGGGGAACCTGAACCCAAAATCCCATCCTCTGATGACCGGCTTTCCTTTCACCGGCTGCACGGGCTTTACGTGCAGGTCTATTTTGAAGCCCTGGAAGAACCGCTTACCGATATAGACATTCCAATCAATCTCATACTCCTGGTCCCACGCTTCAGGGCTGTATTGCGACCGGATGCCCTGCATCCATCTCTCATCCTTTTCGGGGTCAGCGGAGTAATGCAGCCGCATGATGGTGAATTTGTTCTTTGCGTTCTGAGAAATCTGTATGCCATTAGTCAAGGTCGTGCACCTTCGGATAAAAAAACTCGTCTTTGCCGTTCACCGATGATACGGCTACATATTTCGACCCGGCATCCAGCAATGGCAACGCCGCCGTGAATGCCCGCCCGGCGTTCTCTTGAAAAGCCGCTTCATCAGCGAATATCCCGCTGGCCGTATACTGCCTGAAGGCGTCGGAATCCTGAGAGACAGCATGGAGCGTTGATCCATTGCTGAATATCAGCTTCGGCGGTTTCTTCGGACAGCTTATCTTCAATCCAAAATCAACGGGCATATTCTCAAAGATGGTCTTGGCGCGGGCCAAATGGGAAAGCCCCGGCAACTGCTCGAATCCACCGCCCAAAGCGCCTTTGCCTTCCGACCCCCATCCGGCATCACCCTCTTTACGGGCCTGGAAAAAGGTATAACTCATCCCCCTGGCGATAGACTCCCATACAAAATAGCCGATAACCGTCCACGTAACCTGCATTTGACGCGATTTAGGTATGAGCACCCTGTTGTTTTCATGGATGACCTTTATCAATTCCGCCAGGTATCCCTTATAATCGGGCCGGTCAGCGTAACACACATTGCCGAACGGTCGAATAGCCGCCGGTCTCCTGTGAGGGTCATAGGTATAACAAAAATGGCTGAACCAGTAGTGGGGGTCAACCAGAGCCCGCTCAACCCTCCGTTCATTTATGCGTTGCTGAATCTGGCTATATATTCCTATCGCCACCTCTACATGCCCCCGTGGATGAATCCGCTGCGCGCTTGCTTCCCCTCGCCAATGGGCAGCGCGCGGTTCCAGATGGTTACGCTATCTATAACGCCCTTGAAAGTCCTTGTGGTGGCTGCTGCAATGCAGCCGATGCCCATGTTCACCGCCGTCGCATGGGCAATATTGCCGCTAAGCCCGCCTTGCGTAGCGCTCAGCGCTCCGTTGACAAACAGATTCATGGTCGCCCCATCATAAGTGCCTATCACATGAGACCACGCGTCGGTCGTTATGGCCGCAGCGGAGACTATCGTCGTAGCGGCTACATCCGCCCCTAAAACCAACGACCATGAGAGAATGCCGGTCGCCGGGGTGATAAAAAAGTCGTAGCCCTTCAAAGGGACCAGGGCAAGTTTGCTGACAATCTTCGGCGCTACTTCCCCATAACCCGCCAAGGGATAAATCCACGCCGCTACAGTGATGTTGGCCGGCTCCTGGATGACGTTGCGGGCAACCGTTACCTGATCGTCGGCGCCGTCAAAACTATAGCCTTGCCCAAACCGGCCTGCGGCAAGCACAGCCCCGCTGACAACTCCGTTCAAGCCGCTCCCGCTGCTGTCGTCGGCGTTCCCCTCCAAGAGGTATTCAGCCAAGAGCCCCCATGCCTTAGCCACCAAGAATCACCTCCTCATTAACGCAGGGCTTCGTCACAGCGTCGCTCTCATAGGACCCGTGGGTGCACTCGTGGAAGGACAACCGGCCCGTGATGCCATAGGCGCTGACTGCATTCTGGAGCTTCGTCTTTATCGCCGCCTTGTTCCCGTCCACGGCCAGCACCAAATCCACCAGCACATAAGCCGCGCCTTTCTCATCAACGGCGTCCTCTATGGTGTCTATATCCAAAAATGAGTAGCCCGCCAGTTGGTTCCGCACCTTCGTTGCGGTCAGCGCCGCCCCGTAGAGTTCGCCTGTTACGCGATATTTCATTTATGCAATAACCCCCTGGTCAAGCGCCTGGCCTATGAGTTCCGCCACGCCGCTCCTGTTGCCCCTGAACGTCAGCACGTCTACGTCGTTGGCCCCCGAGGAAAGCGTGGGCGCGACGCCACCCGGCGCATTTATAGTACTGTTCCATGCAGTAACGAGGCGAGAGCCCGTACCGTCCTGAATGAGCCGCAGACTCATCTCGCCGCCATCGGGCACGTTAGTAAAAGTGATGCTGGTATTGCCGGTAAGCGTTATCTGGTTGTTCACGCCCTGCGAGCAATCAATGGTGATATTGGCCCCATAAGCCACAACATTATAGGGCGATGCGAAGCCGCCTATGGCCCTTGCAGCGCCAGCGGTGATTTTCTTCACCGAGGGCAGGGTAACGCTGCCAGCAAAGTCGTTTGTCGGCGTATATTTCAAGTTGCCCGTACCGGTGGCCCTGATGCGCTGATAGATGACCGGGCCGTTCTGGTTAAAGTTGATGAGCTCGCCATTTACGCCGCCCACCTGCGGGGTAACACTGCCCACGCTGCCGGAACCCATCGTGATTTTGACCAGGTAAAACTCGCCCGCTACAGCGCTTACATCAAGCTCTAACGCTCCTACGCCGCCTCCCCCAGTATGGGTAGCCACGCCGCCTGCCACCGCCCATCCAGCAGGGACAGTCCAGCCCGTAGTAAAAACCGTGTTGCCGCACTTCTCGGCGCCGAGCGAGCTCTGGTCAGCCACATCCAAGGATGGGACGGCTGGCTTAGCGTCCGGCCCGGCATCGAATACCACCGTCCCGGCCCCATAAGTGGCGCCGTTCACGGCCAGTTGCAGGCCGATGGTCGAGTTGCCCTCCAGGTAGGCCCGCTGTGATTTGCCGGTCCCGTCATAAAGGTAGCCTAACCTCGCCCACCCAGAGCCAGCGCCGCCGCCGCCTACATTGACGTGCATGTTGGCATTTGTGCCGGAGCCAATAATAATAGAGCCAGTAGTCCCTTCGCTGGGAATATACCAGGCGCCGCTGATGTCCGTGTAGGCTACCAACAAACCAGCCCCAAACGTATCACTGTTTATACGAAACTCCAAAATCCGAGCTAAGCCAGCCTGCATGAGGGCTGAAGCTACTCCAGGCGGGGTGGTATAAGTATGGTGGTAGCCATACATAGCAATACCATTCACGCTCAGTGAGGCATCAGCGTTGCCACCAGTGCCAACCTGGAAGGCGTCCTGACCAGTCTTGTCGATTACGACTATGCCACTGGCATACACTTTAAGGCCAAGAGTACCACCACCCAGGAGCTTGCCATACACCGTTACGTCGCCACCCTGAATTTCCTTTAGAGTTAGATTATCTAAAGTGAACCCACCTGCGGTAGACGTAACTGATATGACGAAGTTACCAGGCGATGCCGCCGACTTAAAGTAGAGAGTATGAGTGCCAGCTGACAAGTCTAACGTTTGTGCAGCCAAGGCGAACGCAGAAGTAATCGTGCCTGAGCAGCCAGCCACCACTGACGCAACAGCGTATACAAACTTATACCACCTACTCCCGACGCCAGCTATCGCCATGTTCGCCGAAGTTTGAGTTAATGTCCCAGACCCGGCAGAGTGGGTATAAGCGGCATTGCCGCCACTGTCGTCAAAGTCGCCAGTCACATCCCAATCAGCGTGAGTAGCAAAGCCAACCTCATTGAGCGACTCACTACCAAGGGTGGTTGCATCTATGACCTCTAAATCACCATCTACGACAAGTGCACCGCCGCCAACAAGCGCCGCCTGTCCATCCCAAGCGCCGATGAGAAGCCCATTAAAAGTCTGCGCGGCAACCCATGTCCAGGCTTTGCCCACCAACTGTCTGATGGTATCCCACGCGCCAAATCTACCAGCCATCTATCGCCTCCTACTGGACCGCCAGTATTCCCGTTATCGTTATCGGGTTCACGCCGCCGGTCTCTGTGATCAGCAACCGCATAAACTGCGCCACCTCCGGCGTGAAACTGTACATGTCCTTGCCATCACTGCCCGGCCCAGAGGTAACCGTATGCGCCGTCACTATGTCTGCCGCACCTGTGGGCGTTACATAGTTCGTCCCATCATTGCTCAACTCATACTGGATGCGGGCCGTCCCCGTCCCCGTCGTGGCAGTGATTTGCAAGTCAAAAAACCCTTCTACCATCTCGTTGCCTAACGCTATCGCCGCGCTCCGCACGGTTAGCGACGCACCTACAACCATGGCGGAAAACACTGAATGCGCCTTTACTATATTCATCGCCCCTTCCCCTTCTTCTTGCTCAGCCCCGCCTCACTCATCGCTATCGCCACCGCCTGCCCACGCTTCGTCACCGTCGCCCCACTCCCGCTCTTCAGCGTCCTTCCCTTGAACTCGTGCATCACCTTGTGAACCTTCCCCGCCGCACCGCCCTTGTGCATCGTGTAGTCCCCATCCTTGTCACTTGCAAAGGGATAACTACGAGGAACCTTCTTTGCCATCACCCAACCCCCCCGCTACCCGCTGCCGCTCCACCTCCGCCCTGAACTCCGGGTCCCCCATCATCTCCGCCACTAACTCGCCCACAGACGCCTTCCCTTCTCCTCCCTCTTCCTCCTCCTCCTGCACCGCCGCCACCGTCGCCTTTAACCCCAAACGCCCATCTATGTTCCCTAAATACTCCGCCGCCTTTAACTGAACCGCCGATGGACTCCCATTCCGCATCAAATATATCAGGTTCGCCACCACCTCTACCGTTATCTTCGCCGCTCCTACTATCCCCTTCGCCTCTAAAAACCCCTCCGCCTCAGCTCCACACTCCACCATCACCTCATCTTTCAACGCCTGCCTCCGCTCCTCCCATTCCCTCTTCCTACGCTGCAACTCCCCTATCGCTCGCTGTAATTTTAACTGGTTCAGAAACCGCTTCTCTCTACTCCATGACCACCTTTGCCGACCACCCTCCGCTACCTTAATCCCTTCTACTCCACCACGCGCCGCTATAAACTCCGCTACCTTCCGAGCATGCTCCGTATCACCCATCTCTCCGCCTCATCACCATCTGAGGCACTACCACCCGCTTCTCCTCCTCTACCACACTCCCTAACATCGGCCCCTGTATCAGCACATTCAACCCCATCAACAACACCTGCGCCAACTGCCGCACATCCCTCATATTCGTCTCAATCCGTACGTCCTCCCCTACCTGCGTCACCTTCACCGTCCGACTCTCCACTGCCTTCTTCGCTACTTCATTCATCTCTCACCTCCTCAGCATCGGCACGTATGGGTGGTATAGAAATATGGGGCGGGGTGGGGGTCCCTGGCGCGAGAGGGGTGGGGGGGGGCAGCGGTCGTCGGTAATCGTCCTGCCTATCATTTAAACCCCCTACTGCCTATAATAGTGATTATGTTAAACAGGACTGATTTAGTATCACCAATGTAATCAATGGCTTGCAGGAATGCCCTTCGTTTATCCCGCCCCAAGCCCCTCTTATGACCCAAATCAAACATCCTCCGCCTCTGATTCATCGCCTACCCCACCATGTTATGTTAAGCGCCGCCGCTCTGCCGCTCCCGCGCGAGGAGGGCTTTCTGCCGGTCTGAATGCCAAAAACTGAGTGGTTACTCAGAAAAACGCTAAATCCCCTTATTTCCCATACGCTTACGGCATAATCCTGAGTGGTTACTCAGTTTTAGGGGGTCTGCCCTTCTCAT